CTCAAATCGTCGATATAGGGGAAACCCTATCCGATGAGGTGATCGTGCGTGCAATGTCGCTGGACGAGTTCGAAGCCAGCAGTAGTTATTATGCTGGTTTCACGGTTAAGGGTCTCGTGACTCTGCCGTGGGAACTTACCCGATACTCGTTTGTGGTCGATTGGTTCACCAACGTTGGTGACTTCATCGGCTCACTTGTTCCTGCAGTCGGATGGAATCAGCTTGGCTCGTGCATCACTGTTGATCGGAGGCAGACAATCATGATTAGCGCGTTGGCGACCCGAATGGGTTCGTACAACTGGCCGATTGTGGAGCCTGCGTCCGGTACATACCTCTACACAAAGAGGACTAAACAGCGATTCCCGAGCCTTCCAACCCCCGGCATCGTGGTCAAATCAAATTGGCGCTTTGCCAATTTGACTCGATGCCTGGATTCTGCTGCTCTGCTAAGAGCGGCGTTTAAGTAACTTCCATCGGAGAAATTCCGTGAGTCTTTCGATTAACGCGAAGACATACACCGCTGACTCGTACCAACAGAATATCGTTGGTTACATTGGCCCGGCCAAGACCGTTTCCGTTAAGGACGATGCGTCCCTGCGGCGTACGGCTCCTAAGCCTACCAGTGTTTTCAGTGGTGTCGGTCGGACTTCGGCCAAACTGACGCGTACGCTGACTTTGACAGGTGCTCTCACCCCTACGGGTGAGGCCATTCTTGATATCAGCGTTTCAATCCCCGTTGGTTGCGCATCGGCTGATGTCGACACTCTCCTCAACGACATGGGGGCCTTCCTGGCCTCGGCAACTTTCAAGACGCATGTGAAGGCCCAGCAGGTGTCTTATTAATCCATGTCGATGGGTATTTCGCCCAAAGATGTATGGAGTAAGACTCCTATGCTGTGGCGACGCATCGTCGTGATCGTCCTCCTGATACATGCTGTATCAGGGCTAATCGTTGAGCACATCAGGATGTTCGATCCTGATGGTTACCGTGATCTGGGGAAGCCCAGCACTCAATTGGAGGACCAATATGCGCCCTCAACACGGCGAGAGACGACAAGTAAGTAGCCGTCGGTTCAGTTCTGAAGAGACCTGGACCAACTACGTAAAACTTATGCGTAGTGTATGCGCGGACCATAGCGAGTTTCCCGAAAGTTCAACTATCTCTGATCTTGTTCAGAAAAGAGACGTTGGTGGGTTGCTCGCGATTACTGACTCTTTGCTCGAACAGAAGTATGCGAGTGCCACACAGCAATATGTGGCGAGTCAGTTTGTTTCACTTATCCGGAAGTATCCTTTCCCTCCCAGACTGAATCCTTTCAATCCGGAAAGGGAGGCAAGGTTGAAGTTTGCAAAATCGGAGGCCCTATGTGGGTCAATGAATGCAATCTTCAAGCATAAGTCACTTCGTAGTGACCCAATGCTTTGGGGTGGTCTTCATTCCATGAGGCAATTTATCGCCTCTATCATTGGACATGAAGTTCCTTACCATTCCATTTGGGATAAGTGTGACTTTGGTCCCGGGGCAAGCGTCGGAGTACACGGTAATGCTACCAATTTCGCCCGCAAATTGTTGGGCAAAGATTGGTCCGTGTCTCACGAGGCCTATGCCTATGCTAATATCGCGCTTCGCCATCACTGGCAAATCTTTGAGCTATTGCAGCTCGGAGACAAGTCGGAATGTTGGAGTGTTGACCCCGATGGCTTTGACCAAAAGCTTAGGGCTAAGGTTAGCTGGGTATCATACAACAAGATCTCATTCGTCCCGAAAACTGCGAAAACCTTGCGGTCTGTAGCAGTTGAGCCATTACTGAACGGTTTTGTCCAGAAAGGGATTGATGAAGTCCTTCGGCTTCGGCTGAAGAGATCTAATCTCGACCTGACTGACCAAGATCGTAATGTCGAATGGGCCCGCCAGGGTTCACTTGACGACAGTGCTGATGGCTTCGTGACAATTGACCTTTCTGCTGCTAGCGATAGCATCAGTATAGGGTTGTGTCGCGAGGTGCTTCCCCCAGACTGGTTTTATCTTCTCGATAGAACTAGATCTAAGAATTATCTCCTAGATGGGCGTCTTGCCCGTTATGAGAAGTTCTGTAGTATGGGGAATGGCTTCTGTTTCCCTCTTGAGACTCTGCTGTTCGCAGCTGCGTGTAGCGCATGCGGGTGTGGTCAACCGGGCATCGATTTCTCGGTGTACGGCGACGACATCATCGTGCGCAAGAAACACGCAGACCGGCTGCTATCCTTCTTGGACGCAATCGGCTTCAGCGTGAACAGTGAGAAGACCTTTCTGCTTGGTCCTTTCAGAGAGTCTTGTGGAGGAGACTGGTTCCACGGTGAGGATGTACGTCCTTTCATACTTGATTACGCGCTCGACTGTGTCGAGTCCGTGTTCAAGGTCCTTAATCTCACGCGTCGAAGTTGGCGTTGTATCGCTTTCTTCGAGTCATCCAGAGATCACCTGATCTCCATGATACCTGTACCATATCGGTACAGCAGGCCGTTAGTTACTGAGCCTGCTGATTCCGGGTACTACGCTGAGATAGATGAGTTCATGTCATCCCCGTTTGCCCGGTGGAACCGGGAGTACCAAACGTGGTCGTGGCTTGAATTACATCATTCTCCTGTGATCGACAAAGCGATCACTCGTAGAAGGAGGAAAGCACGTGTCGTGCTTATGATAGCGGCGCTGAAGGGCGCAAGCTCTTCGGCTCCGTTCACCGTGCGTCGTATGACGCGGACGAAGACATTCAGAGTACCTGAGTGGCTTCCCATCACTGGGAATGAACCCCCGAGCTAAATCGATCGGGGACTAGGGTGTTTACCAGGCTTGCTAAAGGTCCTGGAACAACATCTTT